TTAACTTTTCTTAACTTTTTTAACTTTCTTGGACTCATTTTTACCTTCTTTCTCAGACTTTAATGATTCTTTTTCTAACCATTTTTTAAACTTATCTTCATCTTTTTTGAAATTTATATATTTAGCTATTATGTAGTCTAATTTATTTAAAGATTCTGATAATTCTGTATATTGAACAATTAGATTTGTTACAGCATTTTTCATTTCCATCATAGTTGGTTTTTTATTATAGGTCATTATTCCATACCCATCCTTTTAGCTATTCTTCCAACCATATCTTCCATTTCTTTTCTCACATCATTTTCTGCTGTATTTACAGCAAGATCAGAAATGCTATCTATTCTTTCGATACAAACATCTATTCTTTTGTGAATATGTTTAATACTATCATTTATAGTATCTATCATATCTAATAATAACTCATCTTTACTTTGTGTTTTCTTAGCCATTATAGCCTCCTTGTTTATTTAAGGTGCGATGATATTGATAACCAACCTTTTGCAAGCCTCCTGGTTACGCACACCGCACTCTAAATGTTATGATAATTTCCAAGTATGTACGTTTTTGCCGTATCTACCTAGTTTTTTATCATTAGTTTTAGTTAATTTACCAGCATTAGTTAAATCTGTAATAGCTCTTCTAATACTTGTTATAGGCCAATTAACCTCTTGATCATGTGCAAAATCTTCAATATCAAACGGTGTTAGACCTTCATTTGGATATGTTTCAAATATAGCTAGAATCATATTTTCTTGATTTGTTGTAGTATTTCTACTACTTTGCAGAGTTTCCCCTGTTTCATCATTAGTATTATAGTACATAGTTCTCCTAACTTGATTTTTCTATTCTAACATTATTAACAGCTAATCTTACTTGTAAGTGCTCTTTTTCCCTATTTTTATCAGATTTAATGTCTAACAACTCTACTAAACCTGTTTCTTTATTCTTAAATGGGTTAATTGATATCACTTTATTAGCATTATAAGCTATTCTAAATGAACCTCTAGATGAAGATATATCCATACCTTCTTTAAAAGCTGACTTGCTTACCTCACTTACAGCAAAGACGATCACATTTTGTCTTACTGCTAATTCTAGAATAGCTTGTGAAGCTTCCTCAACTTTCATATTGTTATCTTTCTGTTTGCTCTTAAATAGCCCCAAATGGTCAATAATAACAATTTCTGGTTTATGAGGTAGCATTGTTAGTCTTCTTTCTAATTCATGCGCATATGGAGCAGAATAATCCACTGTTAGCCATTCAAACCTCTTGTCCATTCCATTTTTAAGCTGTTTGTAATGATTTTTCAGTTCAAGTTCATCCCATCCCATCTCTATTTGCACAAATCTAGACCATATTTGTCTTGGAGACATCTCCATTTCAACAAAATATGTAGGTCTTTTAAAGTAATTTACCCAATTTTGAAGTAACATAGTCTTCATACTAGCTGGTGGAGCTTGTATTATAACAGTTTCACCTGGATATACGGGAAAACTTTGACCATATGGCTCACCTAAATTAATAGGTTTTAGGTCTTGAGCATAGAAATTGATAAGTTCATTTTCCATACTGCTAGAATCCATTATGTTTTCACCTTTAATGCCTCTATGTAAGGTACATTTAGCATCACAGTAAAACTTTATAACTGGATCATCACCACCATATCTATAACCTTGTCCATCATGGCCAGTATAACAACCTTCTATTATGCCTTCCATTTCATCAGCTTCAAACTCATCATTGTCTTGACTAACTTTCTGTCTCCAGTTTTCCATAATGAGCCTAACAATATCTTCTGTAAAGTTCCATCTTAAATGTGAGGCTAATCTTAAACCAACCATATGACGTTTACCTTTAGGCGCACCATCCATCATTTTTTGTATACATGTAGTATTTACAGGGTCTCTAGTGCTTTTAACCTTAATTTGTAATTGTTCTTTAGGTTGCTCTTTATCCAACACATCAAAAACTTCATTACATTCTAATGCATGTATTAGTTCTATTTCTCTTGGTTTAGCGCACCATTTATTGATAGTTCTCTCTAACACACTATTCTCATATAATGCTTTTTGTGGAAAAGGTACTTTCCATAATCCAGATTTAGTGTTTTTAGTGTTTGGTACACGTATTAATCTAGATTTATCAGTAACAGATGGATCGGCATATTCAAATATACCGTGTTTAGTAAGTTCTTCTTTCACTCTTATGTGTAAGTTCTTACTAGGTTTCCATTTAAATGCTGTTTCTGATATATGTATATGAAATCCTCTACCACTAAAGTATATATAATATGGAACAAATAGCTCATCTAAGCGTACAAGTAGTGCTGCAGTCTTTTGCGATGCTTCCCAAACGCTTTCACCATCTACATCTAATATAAACTCATCAGGCATATATATCAAACCATCAAAACCTGATAATGATTTATTTTTAGCATAAAACTCTACTACATACTCATCATAATCATATAAAGACATAAATGTATCGCTATCTGTACCCATCCAATCAGAAACTTTATCTACCGCTTGGAAGTTATGTCTATTATTTACTCCTAACGCAAATTCCTTTATCATAGCTTCAGCTTTTATCATGTATATCCTCCAAACCGCTTTTACTTAACAATATAAATACACCTACAAACAATATAAGCATTGATATGGATATTAAAATAATTTCTATCATATTTCCCTCCTTAATCTTATTTGATGTTCATATCTAGCTCTTTTAACCTTCATTCTTATAGTTAAATGAGTGTAATCATCACCTTTTAGATTTTGTCCTAATTTTAAGTCTTTTGGACTTATATTAATGTAATGCATAAATTCTGTTGCTCTCATTACCCCTCCTTTGTTTATATAGGGAGACTCACATAACGCCAATTACTGGCTACAGTTGTTGCCTCCCTATAATTAACGATTACCTACTCACTTAGAATGGTATTTCGTCATCACCCTCGGAAGAATCGGAAGTATCAACTATACTATCGACTAGTTTCTTTGATAATTTAGGCATAACATACTCTGTGTAGTATTTTTCAGCTCTGTCTTTCCAGAATTGAACATCGTCAGCATTAAAGCTTTCTACGACGTTTTCAAACTCTGTTGGAGCACATTGATTTAATACTCTTGAGTATTTACCATCTTTATGTACATACACATTAACACTTTTCCCTATTAATGCTTCAGGACTATCATCTAGTTTAATAATTTTAGTGTTATTTGTACCTTCTAAAGCACTGGTAATTCCAGCATTAGAAAATCTAAAGAAATTACCAATAGCAAATTCTTCACCCTCAGTATTCTTTTTCTCATATACCCTCATATTTAATGACTCAGGAAATTCGTCAAAATATATATCTAGATATTTAGTACCATTATAATCACCATATTCAGCTTTTGATATAAGCTTGGTGTGCCATCCAGTTGAAAAACTAGATCCACCACCTGTTTTAACAGTTAATGTTCTAACCATTTGTATTCTCCTTTTAGTTAACTAATAGATTGAGCATCGTCATCATATTGAGCGATACCTACAATTGCAGACAAGCCATATCTTCTACCATATGTAATAGCAGCTCCTACGCCTTGAGCATCTTTCTTAGATAATGGAAGTTTAACTTTAGATCTTAACCATTGTCCAGAAGAATGCATTAATGTTGTTGTTACACACACAGCGCCCATAATCATTTCGTTTCCCTGACTAACTGACAATTCGTGCTTACTTAAGTGTGGAAATGCTGACTTTATGACAGCATGTAAATCTGCATAACTAGATTTAAAGAATGGATTTGTACTTTCTTTCTTTGCACCCTCCATTTCAGATTGAGCTTTAGCTAATGCTTCAGCTAATTTGTCTATTTCAGGTGATTTCCATTCTTCAGATCTTCTATCATGAGATTGATCAAAAGATTTCTCTTCTGCTTCACGTTTTGCTTTATCTTCTAATACAGATTTAGCAATACCGTTTTGTTTAGAAATATCAATATTGTCCATTGATTTCCTCCTATTTTAATGAGAGGGGCAGTTGTTATGGAATTAAGAAAGGTATACATGCGAATGTATTTTTCAACCGCCCCACTCTATGCTATAGTTACAAACCGAATCCTTCGATATGAAGGGTTTATAACTTACGAAGTTAAGTACTTTTTGTCAAGTATTAAAGTGCTGAAATTAAAAGTAATTTCTTTAAAATATGGTTGTTTCATAACGATATTCTTTGTAGAATTTGCTATAAAACTACCACTCATATTTGAACAATAACTTGTAGCTTTACGAGTACATGGTTCTTGATCAGATTCTTCATCAGAATACCAATTTTTCTCGTATTTAGCCATAGTTATGTTGTTATATATGTATTGTTGGTAATGTTCAGCTCCCATTCTACCATCAATTACTATTTTAGGCTTATTAGGATGTTCAGATAACGATTTAACCACTTCTTTTCTTGCATTCATACTATCTAATCCTAGTATTAGAATACCTTCTTTAGTTCCTTTATAATGTTCAAATTTATCTGCAACACTTTCAATCCTAATGTTTAAGTTAATATCTGTCATATGATCTCCTAAAGCTATTACCTTTAATAGCCCCACATCACTATCTACATATTGACTTACGCCTACATTTTGTATTTCTACTTTATCAAAGTCATAAAGAAAGAAATTATCAGCTCCTAATCTAGTTAATTGTGTGGCTACAGAGCTTCCAATAGCCCCGCAGCCTACAATATGAAATTCAACACCAGATAGATCAGCTATATCTTGACTTCTTAAGTTAATCATACTGTGTATCCCCCATATCCTGTATTGTAGCTCCACATTTCTGTTATAGAGTCAACTATATCAGCATATTTTGCTTCAGTTTCTACTATTTCATGAGGTTCATGATTCATTTCTATAAACTCATCAAGTTCTGCTTTAGTTAATTCTAATATTTGAATACCATGAAGACCTAATTGTTTATTAGTTTCTCTAATTGCTTTCTTAAATTTATGCATAGACCAATCACCAATAGTAACCTGCCGTATAAATTCAGAAGTTTTCATCACAGCATATTCATATTTAGACTCAAAATTAGCTTCTTCTTGTGCTGATAAAGCTAAGCTGTCTATATCTGCTAAATTATCATTTAAATAACTATAATTACTCCAATTGTAACGATTTTTTGTATCTATATGAGTATTAGCTAAACTTAATTGTTTAGTTTTGCTATTATAATTACTAACTATGTTTCTAGTTTCACATTTAGCTTCAACTTCTGTAAGTATATCAAGAGGTATTTTTACATCAGGAGTATTACTAAGTATATTTAACTCAACATCTTGATGTATTTCTACTGGTTTCCATACAGAAACTCTACATTTATACTCTTCTTTAAGATTTACTACAAGAGCAAAGCTTAAATCTGACTCTCCTTCACCATATTCTTCTATACTTGATATATCTGTACCACTCCAGAAAGCACTCATTGTATGATGACTATGCCACCAACAGAATCTAAAGTTCATTTTGTTGTATTTTATAGCCATTTGGGTGTAATATTTAGCTAATTCTTCTTTATCTAGGTCACAAGTAGTGCTACCTATCTCCTGTTTTAGTATTACAGGCTCTTGAATAAGCCAATCACCATCTTTATCTTGTGTTACTACTGACATACCTCCTATCTCACACTTCTCAGTCTGATAAGCAGCTTTGGCATAATTTATTATCTTATCCCAACATTCTTTATCGATATAAACTTCCATTATTCCTCCTTCATTGTATGATTTTGTTTTACCCAAATAGATAAGTTTAATAGAGAATGAAATATA